AGCGAAAGCTACACCTCGGTAAAATCGTCCCGAAGGACTTGATTTTTCCCGAGTAATGACCTCAAAAGGGTCGTGCTTGAGAATTTTCATCTCTGCCTAAGCGTAATGCTAAAATATTAGTGGTGAGAGTGCCTATAGACGGTGCTTAAGTCGCTAGTATTTAGGAGGTATGGTTTCGGTCTGACTTCGGTCGGATAAGGAATCATTTCCTCTGTAGTCGTGAGACTATCCCTTAGTGGGAGCCTGCAGCCTGGGACCGTGTAAAAGCGGTTCCGGAAACTGAAGGTTAATAGTTAATATCGATTTAGCATACAATATGTCACACAGTGTTCTTTCTTGGGGTTTAGTGAAATCCCTCACAAATTTTTAATTTATGAAAAAACTGTTAGTTTTTAAAAAAGGCTCTGCGCGGGGTAATAAACTGCCCATGTCTAAATTTTTGGTAAAAGCTATTAATGGCTTGTTTTCCGTAAAAGGAAAACGGGCACAGCTTGACTGATTCTTTCGAGTCTCTCAAGTTGTGCTAGGTCGTAGATCTACAAGCATGTGTCGAGTGAACCTTCACTTTGTAAGACAATGCCAGCATCTTGCGCGAACGAACAACATTCCCTTTTTGGTGAAATACCTTAAAGCATGTCACGTTCTATTAATGCAGGCTGCTGCCGGGATGAAAATCCCGGCCTCCCAGTCTCTGGGAGTTGCAGTGTCCCGAACAAGGGGAGGGATACCAAGGATCGTTCCAGCTTTATTGCGGGAACGTATACGGGGGGGTGATGTGAAAGCAATTAAGTGGACCTTGACTTTGATGTCCGTTTATCGGATATTAGAGTTTCCAGGTGTACCGAACTTGTCTAGCATCACAGCCCCTGGCGCGGATTGGTCAAGACTGATACCTGAGGCAACCCGAGCAATCGAGTTGTTTTGGCGTCTTCGGCCTTGAGCCAACTGATCCTTGGAGAAGCTAGTCTTCAAACCTTTTCTCATAGACAAGGTGTCCTCTACTTCAGATGCCACAGGAGAAACCCAAAAGGCGACTTCTGTGTTCGGTCTGATTAGAGCTGCCCATGCATGATTTCCTGAGCATTTTGACATTATCGAGAGATGATGTGAGAATACTGGGAATGATTTGCTTCTTGAATATATCTTCTTCATGACTGAGGAGCCTGTTACTTGAAAAGTAGCTAGCCTCGGTCGGTTGGGATTTAAGCAGGAAGCGGCAGGAAAGGTTAGAGTCTTTGCTATGGTCGACGCAATGACGAACTGGTTGTTAAAACCACTTCATGATTTGCTGTTCGACTATCTCAGAGGTATAGATCAAGATGGGACTTTCGATCAGTTGTCGCCGGTTAAGAAGTTGCAGGGGAAGGGGCATCGCTCCTTCTGATGTTACGACTTGTCTAGCGCGACTGATAGACTTCCCGTCAAGCTACAGGTCTTGCTACTACGACCCTATCTAGGGAAGTTAGCGGACATGTGGGCCAGCTTACTTATAGATCGTGATTACACTTACCCTGTGGGTAAAGGTAAGATCGGTTCCGTTAAGTATGCGGTTGGTCAACCTATGGGAGCATTGTCCTCTTGGGCAATGCTTGCTTTGACGCATCATTTTATCGTCCAGTGGGCGGCCATGCGCTCTGAATCTGGAAACAGAGGATGGGGGCATGACTTCTCATTGCCCGGTAAAATGATGTTTAGTTTCCGTTGGTTTGAAAACTACGCGGTACTAGGTGATGACATTGTCATTGCTGACGGACGTGTAGCACGGGAGTACGTACTCTTGATGTCCGAACTTGGCGTCGGGATAGGTTTGGCGAAGTCCTTGATCTCTCGAAAGGGAGGCTTGGAATTCGCTAAGCGTTATTTCGTCGCTGGGCTCGATGCATCCCCCGTTCCTTTCAAGGAGCTTTTTGCAGCCCGGGGGAGTATATCATCTCTTGTTCAGTTTGGGGTTCGTTATGAACTCCGGATTGCGCAATTGCTTGATATACTTGGGTACGGATACCGTGTTAAGGCTCTCTTGTCGAAGCCGCTAACGCAGCTTCCACGGAGGGTAAAGAACCTTGTGTTGATGGTAATGGCGCCGAAACCAGGAGTTAATTCGCTAGAGGCTTGATTGATGCTTCACAGTATCGATCGGATCTCTCGTAAGTCGAATTGACTTTCTGTTCTTTGAGGTTACGTTGCTTTTCAACAGAACCGTTTAGGAGATGCTCTAGAGGCAAAGCAGGCGCAGTGAAATGTGTTTGCTAAGGCTATGGGTCACCTCCAAGACGGCGGGTTCTTTAAGGGCAGCAACGGGTTGGATCTTGATTCTGAAAAGTCTCAATTCGACGTTGGCATGCCTACCTTAATGAAGGACCAGCTATCTGATAGAACCAAAAGCATGATCTCTATGATTCTGTATTTCGAGAAGATCCAACGGGATCATCAAGAGTTACAGATAATAGAGGAGGAGCTGACGGATATTTACAAGTGGGCGATGGATTTACAGTTAAAATGATCGGAGATTCCTCTAGTCCTAGAGGATATCCACATTCATTTCTGTAATATCGAGGACCGACTTGCACTTATTCGTATAGTGGATCCAGCAACTGGAGAGTTGCGTCCGCAAGATGATGATAAAGTCTTGCTGCGTAATCCTTTATTGATGGCTAAACTATGAGGACGTCTTAATTCTTTATTAAGAAGTCCTTTAGAACCTTCGTTACTGGCTAGATTGACTCCTGAGTTGGGAGAAGATCCAAGCGGTAACTGCAAGTTTGAACCTAAAATGTACACTTCTAAGCCCCAGCAGTAACTCGATGAGTATACGACAGGAGGATGAGGAGTGTTTAGGTGAGAGAAAGCGAAGTGCGATTGGGTATTGATGCTTTACACATGCAGCATAGATTGAACACCCCGGATGGGACCACATAGTGGTTTCCGGAAGGACAAATAATGAAGTGCGCCTGAG